TGCTTTACTAACGCAGAAACATCCGTTGCTATATTATCAACTTCGGACTATCCTCAAGTTCCAAGTGTCAGGAGAGCTTGATCTTTTTGATTTGTCAAATCAGTGCATTGACGTTTTTTGGCACACCAGTATCCGATCATGCGAAGCATAACCTCAAGGTGAGTCGACGTATGCCGACCAAACGGAGCCTTGGTGCCTATATTAGTATTGAATTGTTTTGCCGGTAATTGTCTGACTTTAAGTCTGTTTTACTTTTTATTGGGATTGTTATTTGTAATTATATGATGTTTTAATTATTTGCTGTTTATGCACTTAAAACCTCAATTTTTAATAATATAACAAAGATTGATAACGTTGTCAACCTTTTTTTAGATGTTCTGTAAGAATTTTTGAACTTCCTACTCTAACATTAATGATTCCATTGTAGTAATCATCTGTTTCTAGTACCTTGCGATCAAACTGTTCTTTTGCTTCCATATAGCTTAATACACCTCTACTAGGACAGTAATGCAATATTTCTTTGGTAAACTTATCTTCACCTAGCTTTAAAACATCAGCATTTAAATGATCTGAAGAACCCCAATAGTCTCTCCAATCACTCTCTTTTGTTCCACGTCTTTTGTTTTTTCTGCCTTTAAGTGGTGGTTTAGTTGTTTTAAACTTTGCTAACTTCTTACCTATATACTTTTTATTATTTGTATTATTTGTAATTAGATATACAAATCCTTCAACGCCTGTTGGAATTTCTGTGACCACTTTACCTTTGTAAGTCCAGTTTATCATTATGCGTCAATTACTTCTATTTCAGTATTGAATGTTGTAAACCCATTTTCTTTTACAACCTGTAGTACACTTCCTACTCTACCTACTAACTCATCTCTATGAGAAATTAATATTACGTTCTTGCCTCTGTCTCTTTCCATCTTCTTAAGAATACCCAATGCACTCTCTACACCAATAGTATCCATACCACTGTCAACTAGTTCATCAATACACAATAAGTTAATAGGATGATTCATACTTTCAAATACATCTCTAAAACTCCAGCTTAATCCAAGTATAAGTCTATTACGTTCTCCTCTACTTAAATTATCAAAGTCTAAGTCTTGTCCTAGTTGTGTAATTGTAACTGTTAAGTCACTTTGGAATTGTACTTCATGTGGCAGTCCAAGTCTTGTAATATAATATTCAAGCCTTGTATTTAAGAACTGCAAGTTTTGTTCAATAATCTTTTTACGTATAAAACTATCTTTGTTTGTAAGTAGTTTCATTAAAAAGTCTTGATGTTCTTTTAATTCTGTTAATCTATTTACTTCTGCCCAATCTACTTCTTGTAATCCTGTAGCTTGTAATGAATCAATTTGTTCTGCATATGGATTAGTTTCAGTTTCTGCTTTTGTTAGATCATATTTTAGTTCTTTAATCTTATTTTGATGTTCGTATGCTTCTTGTAAACTATTATATTCTGTCCTAGGAGCATCACCTAACTCGCCAATTTCATCTAATCCTATTCTATAATCTTTTAATAAATTTTCATCTTCATCTATAATTACTTGACATTCGTTTACTGATTCTGTTTTTGTTGAAACAATCTTATCATGTTGCTCGTCGTGTATTTCTTGACCACAGGCATAACACTTATGATGCTTTGCATGATCTAAATCTTCTTGTGCTTTGTCTCTACGTTTTGTTTCACGTTCTATAGTTGTAACAAGTTTAGCAATTTCTGCGTTTAATGTATCAATTTGATTTCTTTTTTCTGTAAATTTTGTAAAGTCGCTATGTGCTTGTAACTCATTATCAATGTTAATATGTTCCAACACTTGTATTTCTTGTTTAGACTCTGTTAAACGTTGATCACGTTTTAGTGTCCATTGTGTTTGTCTACGTTCTAGATCTTTAATACTGCTACCAATACGTTCGTTGGCTTCTTCAATGCCTCTTATCTTATAAGTTTCTTCAGTAATTTTATCTTTAGTATTTTTTGATAACTCTTTTAGTATATCAGCCTTCTCACTTAATTTTGTAATACCAAGTAGCTGTTCAATCATCTCACGTTGATCATTTGCTCTCATACTTAAAAAAGGATCTGTGTATGTATTAAGTGCAACAATATGTTTGAACATAGTATGAGTCATACCCAATGTTTGTTCAATTACTGCTTGACTTTGTCTACCTTCGCCTTGCATCTCGTCAGTAATACCTTCAGTGGTATCATGATTATTAATTAAGTATCTAAATGTGTTTGGCTTACGACCTCTTTCAATTCTATATGCTAGTCCATTCATTTCAAAGTCAACAGTAACCATCATTGCTTTATTATTAGTTTTATTAACTAGATTATCTTTTTTAATATTGTAAAGTGCATTGCCGTATAACGCATAACTTAATGCGTTAATAATAGTAGTTTTACCTGTACCGTTACGTGAACCATCTCCACCTAAATCAATGTTGTTACCTAATACAAGTGTAAGACCGTGCTTGTCAAAGTGAACAGCCTGGGTAACATTACCCACACTCATAAAATTCTTTACAGTGATGTTTTTAATTTTTAACATATTATTGTTCTAGCCCTCTATAGATATCTACTAGTAATTCTTTTTTAATTGTATCGCTTTGTACTGAGTCTAATTGATTTAAAACAATCTGGTCAACATTTTCTACCTGTATGTCTACACCTTTGTTCCAGTCGTTTGTATGTTCTTCTTTTTTGCTTGGCATAAGAGCTATCTCTCTTAGATTATATTGTTTAGCAAATGTTTCTTTAATAAAGTTTGCTTCTTCATATGTAATACCAACGTCTAGTGTTACTCTACAGTATGTTTTATCTGATAGATATTTGTCTGGATCATCAATAAGTTTACTCAATGATAGTGTTCTATACTTTGGTGCATCTGGCCATGGCAAGTATTCCATATCGCCATTCCAATCCAATACCATTGCTCCTCTTTCGTCATCCCAAGCATCTGCGTAATTGTGTGGGAAACAGTTACCAGGATAGATTACATTCTTCTGTTGCTGTCTTTTATGAAAGTGTCCACTGAATACTAATTCAGGACCAGCCAAATCGTCTACAGATAATCCACCTGTGTCTGGCATTTCAACTAGTGCATTCATAAGGAACCTTGGTAGTTCAAAATGACCAAACATATATTTACATTTAATTTTTCTAAGACTTTTCCACTCGTCTTCGCATAACCATGGAATAAATGCTACATCACCTTCAATTAAAGGTTTGTCATTAATCATAGTTATATTTTTATAATCTTCAATCATAGACAAGCTATGAATCTCACGTTTCTCTCTATAATACAAATCGTGATTACCAGTAATCATTATTACTTGTTCAAAATTTTCATTAAGTCTACGTAGGTTACTTGTTGTGTAATTTAACGTACTAACGTTAATACTTGCTCTGTTATGGTGCCAATCGCCTAAAAAGAAACATTTTGTTATGCCTCTTTTCTTAGCTTCATCTATCATCCATACAATAAAATCTTCACAGTCTTGATTGTGATGTCTACTGTTATTTTTCATACCGAAATGAATATCGGTAAATATCATTGCTTTATTAAAAAACATTCATTCTCCTAGCTCAAGGTTTTCTTAACTAATGAATCAAACCAGTCACGTCCTATTGTATACTCATATTTGTATTTGTCAAGTGTTTCTGTTACTTTGATAATGGGCTTGGTACAATTGGTTTATTTTTTTCTTTTTCTCTTCTTTCTTGGTCGGCTTCCCATTGTGCATTAAAAGTTCTAGTGTGACTTGGATTCAAGCCTTCTTCTTCTAGTAAGTCGTCTCTAATATTTTGACTTCTTTTTTCTAAGTTTAATACTCTAGTAAAACTGTTGTTAATGGCGGCTGTATAATATGCAAATGGGTTATTACTTTTAAGTTCATTAAATTGTAATCCAATTTGTGCAAGTTGCAATAATGCTTGTCCTCGCATTTCGTCTACATATGTATAACCACGCCAGTTACCACGCATACTATATCTTTCACATAACTTGATA